TATTATCAGACCCTAACGTTCAGCTTTTAGTAACACGTTCAATGTGGGATAACTATTTGACTACAACCGAAAAATACGAGTTCAACGGCGGTATTACTACTCGTTTAGATAACGGACAATTAGCAATGGACTTTAGAGGTATTAAAATTGTAATGATGGATTCTTGGGATAGAAATATTTTAGCTTATCAAAATGATTTAACAGTAACTGTATTACCTCATAGAGCGTTATTAACAGTACCTGCAAACATTCCAGTAGCAACACTAAATGAAAGTGATATGTCTACTTTGGATTCGTTTTATGACAACGTAACAAAATCTAATTATGTAGATTATGCTTACTATTTAGATGCTAAGCACGGTGAATCTTATATGACTGTAGCAGCATATTAATTAATTTAAAAAATAGAAAATTATGGCATTGAATTGCGAGGAGAAATTAGCAGCTGACATTATAAAAGACTGTGATAATAAATCAATTGGAGGTTTAGAAGTAAATGTCGTTTTAATCAATTTTGATGATATTGATAAAGCAACATCTACAATAGACGCTGCAAACGACTTAATAATTACCAATCTAGCAACACTAAGCGGAACTGCTGGTTTTACGTTAGAGGGTATTAAACAAACTAATTCAGCATCTTTTGAGTTGGTTAAAAAAGAAGATAGCTGGGATAAATACAAGCATTTATTTGCAGGTGTTATTTTAACGCCATCGGCAACAAATAAAAAATCAATTGCTAATATAGCAAGTGGTGGACGTTATGTTGTTGTGGTTGAAAAGAAATTCAAAGGGGCATCACAAGAAGAAGCATTTGAAGTTTTAGGTTGGGATAGTGGATTGGTTATATCTACTCTAATTTATAACTCTAAAGAGTCTGACGGTGTGATTAAATTTGAATTAGCTAGTGAGGATGGTTTTGAAGAAAACGAAATGAGTAGAAATAATTTAGAAGCAAATTATGCAACTACTAAAATTGCTTTCGATTTAAAATATGCAACTGCATAATTAATTGAAAGAGTTTTTAAAATATGACAAAAATACTATCCTTAGAGATAAATCTAGGGATGGTCTTTTTGTTAATTTTATTAGAAAGTATGAAGCTGAATTTGGGGAAAAGGTAATTGTAGGATGTGGAGCGTGTTTAGCTAAAATGTATAATAATTTCATAAATAAATATATGAGTACAGATAAAAAAGAAGTAATAGGTTATGTTTTAAAGTTAAAGTATAACGGTATTAAAAGTAAAACAACTGGCAGACCTTGCCGAAATGATGACTTAACAGAAAAACAAGCTATTGACTTAATAGAAAAACACCCTCACGGGGCTAACTTGTTTGATGAAATTCCAGACTCTTACTATAAATCAATTAAAGTAATAGAACCTGAACAAATTGAAACTACAAAGGAAATAGAAACTCCTAAAAAAGACATAAAGAGAACATCTAAAAAACGTAAATAATGGGTTTAAAAGTTCAACTAATGGACATTTACAAGCGTATAACTACGTTTGATAAAAAACTCGGTGTTATTAAAAATGGTGATGATAATAACTATCCTGAAATTATAGACCGTTACATTAATAATTCAGTTACAGCGAAAAGTGCCGCTAATATTATGGCTACTTATTTAAGCGGTAAAGGTTTTGAATTAGAAAATGAATTACTAGTTAATAAGAATTTAACACTACAAAGTTTTACACGTAAGTTAGCACGGTCTTTAAGTAGGCAAGGTGGTGCATTTGTACATGTAAATTACAACGCTAATTATAAAAAGGTATCATTTGACGTGTTACCTTATTCGCATTGTAGAATAGGTGAAAAGGATGATAACAAATACAACGGTAAAATAATAGTTAATGATACTTGGACGGGTAAATTAAGACGTGAGGATTTTAATGTTATTGATGTTTATAACGAGAATGAAAAAGTAATTGAAGCACAGGTTGTTAAAGCTGGTGGTTGGGACAAATACAAAGGTCAAGTATGGTATGTAAATCTTAATGAAGATTATGATTATGCACTAAGTCCAGCAGACCCTGTAATGTTTGATTGTGATAGCGAAAGCCAAAGTTCTATATTTAAAAACAAATCTTTAAGAAAAGGATTTTTCGGTAAAACATTAATCGTTACAAAGCCTTTAATTGGTGAACGTGAAATATATCCTGAGGATGGTGTAGAATATCAAGCTGCATTATCTGAAAGAAAAGCATTTAAAGAAACTATTAATAATTTTATAGGTGCTGAAAATGTTGGAGGTGCTTTACACGTAGAATTAGAACACGACCAAACCAACTTAGATGACGCTATTAAAATACAGCAAATAGGAAGCGATATAAATGACAAACTTTTTGAATATACCGAAAGGTCTGTATTTAATAATATACTAATGGCATTTAATAACGTTCCTAGTGGTTTAATTCGTTCAGATGTTACAATGTTTGGTAATAGTGGTGAAGCATTAAAAGAAATGAAATTCACATACCAAGAAAACACAACACAAGAACGTGAAATGTTAGAACAAACAATTAATAAACTATTAGTTAATTTCAAAGACTTTAATAAAGAAGTTAAGATAGTACCATTAATTGACAAACCTATAAAAACAGTAGAAGATGTTAATCAGTAGAACGGACATAGCACAATACAGACAAATAAGTAAAACAGTAAATGTAGATATTTTAAATCAAAATATTTTAGACGCTGAATTTGTAGACTTGCAAGGTTTAATCGGTAGTGATTTTTACAATGATATTTTAAGAAATATTAGCACATATTCGGATTTATTAGATGGAAGCACTTATACTTATAGTGGAATAACATATACTAATGTAGGTTTAAAGGCTGTTTTAAGCTACTATTCTTATGCAAGGTATATTATGTTCGGTAGTCAAGTAGATACACCTTTTAGCTACGTAGAGAAGTTAAACGGGCAAACATCACAACCTGTAAGTAACGATTCAAAAAAGACTATGTTTAAAATGAATCAGCAAATAGCATTTACGTATTGGGAAAATGTACAAAGTTTTTTAAATAGAAACGCAACTACATATCCACTATGGAAAAATAACTGCAATTTAAAAACGGGTAATTTTAGAATATCAAAAATAGGTTAATATGGCAAAGAGAATATACATAAATAGTAATAATATTTTAGTAATAGCAGATAGTATATGTTCGATATGAAAGGCGATGAGATTTACGGTAAAACAAATAGAAATATTATAGCACGTTTTAGCTTTAATAAATTTACTGATGGAGCTGACGGTATCACAATTCGTGACGGGCAATCTTTTAAAACAATAGTAAAAGATGATTTAAGCGGATTAACTTATTTAGAGTGTAAAATAATGGGAGTATTAAAACCAATATAAAAATGATAAAGAACATTTATAAATCATACATTACAACCATTATAGGCGTGTTATTTTTCGCAACGGATATAACTTATGTCTTTGTTAAATTAACGCCTGATAACACTATTATAATGACCTTAGCGGCAATAGGTGTAATACTATTGTTTATGTCAGATAAAATAGCAAAACGAGCATTAAATTTAATAATTGACAAAAAGATATAAACCCCCTATAATGACCGATAAAGACAGAGAAGATTTTATACTACTAAAAAAAGATGTTGAATATATCAAAGTGGATGTAAAAGAAACAAAAGAAAACATTGATAGATTAAGCAAAGAATTTGATAAATTAATGTTTCATTTAATGGGTGATAAATCTACAAATACAAAGGGTTGGATTGAGAAATTAACAAAGTTCGATTTTAGATTAACAATTGTAGAACGTGCATCCGCCATTGCTATAAGTTTTGTTTTAGCTTGGGTTTTTATAAAAGATAAATTATTCTAATATGCGTTATTTTCAAATAGATGAGTTTGATAGCAATGATGTAAAAGGTAGTGGTTCAAATATGGACGCTACTTTTTTATCTATGATAGATGAAGCACGTGCAATAGCTAACGTACCGTTTAAAATAACAAGCGGTTATCGTACTAAAGAATACAATAATAAGTTAATTAAACTAGGTTATAAAGCGTCAAAAGATAGCAGTCATCTAAAAGGACTCGCTGCAGATGTGTATTGTGCAGATGACAAAAGCAGGGATA